TTGTGGAGAGAAATCTTGCCTTGCCAATGCATGTACCCGGTGGTCTCCCCTTTCTCGAGTTGAAAGCACCATTTCTTGCAGATGGTCGGGAGGAACTTGAGCAAGTCTTCGGCTTCGCAGGTGTCTTGGTTGAGACGAAAATCGTAAAGTGCCATTGGATTTGTCATTCTGAAATTTTCCTTCTGAAAAGTTGTCGGGGGGTCTGGGCGCTTCGCTGGAAGAAAGGACCCCCCTTTTTTTTATAGGGGCACTGGAACATCTGGAACAGGGAGGTTTTTGGGAAAAATATTGGGCTTCCCTATGCCTAACAAAACCTAACCCAGATGTAGGTTAAACACCCTAGCCTGATGGTAGGTTAAACACCCTAGCCTGATGTAGGTTAAACACCCTAGCATGCCGTTTAGGTTAAACACCCTAGCCTGATGGTAGGTTAAACACCCTAGCCTGATTGAGGCAAATGACTGTTTATTGAAAATGTGATCTTGCCTCCGGCGGTTTGGGGGGGCTGCGGCCTGCGGCCTTCGCCCCCGTCCCAAGCTTCGTGCCCTCGCGGGCCCTCCGCGTTCGCAGTGGCAGCTTCGCTGCGGACTGGACGATCATGAACCAAGTAGGATTTTGGGTTCGGTGAACACGGCGTAGTAGTCGATTGAAACTCGGACCGTGATTTGTTCAGGGTTGTTGCCATTGATGGATGCGTAGCAAAGACTGAAATATGCACCTTCTGTTGGGTCTGAGCCTGAAGTGCCGGAGTAGGCAGTGTTGCCAACCATGGTTGCTTTGGAGATGTGGAAGAACTTCTTGGCAGAAAACATGGACTTGAGGATTGTCGTGGAGTTAGTGTTACCAAGGACAAGTCCGGCGGGTCTGAACTTGGTGGAGAGGCGTGACTCAAGGAGATTGTCAATGCTGGTGAATGAGGATGCGTCTGTCTCATTGGCCGTGAGGATGATACCTGCGTAACCTGGTGTGAGGTGTGTTTCGCCTGGATTGATGAACTGAGCAGTCATCTTGGAGCCGAGGACAGTGTAATGGTTGTACCTTTCCATCCATTCGTCAAAGCCTGCGGGTTGATGGCCAACACCAGTGTGGTTGGGGTCGTACAGAGAGTTGGCTCGAAAGCTGTATCGGACGAGGAGGTCAGCTCCAGGGTCCATGGTCACATGTTCGACATATCTGAGGCGGACGTACTTGGCTTGGGGAAAGCCCCCAATTGGCGCACGACGTAGAGAACGACGGCGAGGAGCGCGTCTACGAGGGCGAGAGTATGACTTGCGAGTTTTACGAAAAGGGCGCTTGTATTTGCGCTTACGCACATATTTGACCATGTTCTGAGAGTTTATTCAAAGAGGATGTCCGGGATTATAATCTCGGGTTTATCCGCAAGGGGGTCAAAAGTTTCTAATAAATTTGAGTCAGGGTTGAATTTCCAAATCCTCCAGCGGTCAGCAGAAAGTTGCTTGAGGTAGGGCTTCTCGTTGGAGAAAACAACAATGGAGGGCGGCTCAAAGATCCATTCGCGGTAGGAGTGTCGAGTATCACGGACGTGGCCATTTTTGATGCACTCAATAGCTTGGTAGACACCAGCAAGTTTCCATTGTTTCATGGCACGAGGAAGATCGAGGAAGATCAGCTTGGGGTCGTGGTTGTTGCTCGACATGAGCATGTCGCAAACAGATTGTTGAACATCCTTGGCGTCGTTAAGAGGGGGCAGTACCCAAGCTCTCTTATGCACATGTAAGTACAAGGCCAGGAATGTCTTGCCGATGTTGCCACTCTTGTTGTAGATGAAGTCAATGGTACGGTCATTGGGGTTATGGGTGAGTTCTAGAAGCTGTTTTTGCCAGGGCTTCAAAAGTTCATCGGTGATGCGAAACCTGATCGGTATGTATGCCGCGGCGATGTCGTTGTTCCAAGGGCCTTCGACTCGGGTCTGAGCCTTCATGACATAGTCAAACTTGGTGTCGGCAGATGGTTCAAGGTAGTTCACGGGGAAGATGGAGGCCTTCTCCCAGTATCCAAGGAGAGTGGTCTTGCGAGCCTTCTTGTGGAGAGAAATCTTGCCTTGCCAATGCATGTACCCGGTGGTCTCCCCTTTCTCGAGTTGAAAGCACCATTTCTTGCAGATGGTCGGGAGGAACTTGAGCAAGTCTTCGGCTTCGCAGG